TTATTTAAGTCTCGTTTAATGAAGAGGTCTCAATCCACTTTAGCAGAAGCCTTGATGGACCAAGGTTTAATTGGAGGAATTGGTAATTACATTAAAGCAGAGGTTTTGTATCGAGCAAAACTTTCACCTAATCGTAGAGTTGAAGATCTTACCGACGAAGACTTTTCTAACCTAAACAAATACACTAAAAAAATAGTTGAAAGTTCATTTCAAAGCCGAGGTGCATCCATACGAACTTATGTAAATATGGACGGAGAAGACGGAGATTTTGTATTTGAATTTAAGGTTTATGGTAGAAAAGAATGTGAAGCCGGATATGAAGTTGTAAGAGAAGTTACATTAGACGGAAGAACAACTCACTGGGTACCTCAAATACAAAAGTAAACTATAATATACAAAAGCGGTCTTTTTGATCGCTTTGAATACTTTAATATACAAAAATAATGAGTAAAGAAATACAGTGCAAAAAATGCGCAAAGAACAAAGGTAAATGTACTGAAAAATGTTTGCCTAAAGACTGGGACAAAAAACCTGAAGGCGTTTACACTTCGGAATCTATGCAATTTGAATTATCCGAAGAACAAGTTAGAAAATTTCGTGCGTGGCAAAAGACAAAACCTTCAAAATACTTGGGAGCAATTGGTGGTCATTACTCCATCCAATTTATGATGACTTCAATTGGATATTTTGCATCGGCAACTTGTTGGGATGGAACAGAAATTGATTTGACTGATTACGATAAGCTATAAAAGCATATAAAAAATATGGAACTATTTGATTTTGTTCGTGTAATGTTCACGAAACCTGCAGAATACGCAAAAATAAAAAATGTTGAAAAGGGTAAGCACTTCTTTATGGTCAATCGATTCATGGCTATTAAGCACCCTACAACTGCTCAGGCATTGAATCGAGTAGGACAAAATGGATGGGCTGCCGTTGATCTGTGGCAGCTCGTAGCTTCTAGATTCCAACGAGTTCCTGGATGGATATATACTAAAACCAAAAGGACAACAACTTCGGAAAAGGTGTGGAAGCCGAATCCTGAAGTTGCTCGCATTTGGATGGAAAGAAACGGACTTGGAGAACGAGAGTTAAAAGAAGCTATTCAATTCAATCCCGAAGAAATGAAAAAAAGCTTTTCGTCTTTAGAAAAACAGATCGAGCTTTATGCCAAATAGCTTTGAATTCGATGACACAAACTATATGATCGAACCTTTAATTCTTGAAATTTATCTTAACAAAGCCGACTACAAAGATCGGCTTTTAATTGGCGACCTAAAAAAGAGGGCACAAGCAGTTTATGTGCCAGAGTTAGGTGATTCCTCGTTTTTTGTTAGAGCTGAAGAAGTTGAAGATATTTTGTACACTAAATACAAGAAAGACATCTCTAACTTCGATTCCGCTACACCTTCCGATTTTGCAAAATCTGCAAATTCTATTTTCTTTATTGAAGCTGCAATGCGAGAGTTCAGAAAACTCAGATACTTTCGTATACATATATCTGAAAATGAAAAATCTGAAAAGACTGAGTTTTCATATAAGATTATGCACTCACGAGTGGATCTAGCTAATTCTCTAAATCCTGAATTTCTTTCAAAATGTAAGAGAATTTTTAGAGAAATTGGAGTTTACAAATCGACAAAATTAGAACCTAAACCATACTTTGAAATTCAAACAAGAGAATTGCTTTTCTTAGTCCAAAATTACTCTCTTCAATTCGATAAGGAAAGCGAAGAATATCTGGATGCTATAGACATCATGCTCATATTTGGACAAAAACTAGAAAAAGACAATTCTACGGTACTCATAGTCATTGAAAAATGATTATGCTTTGTGAGAATAAATAAAAAAATTACCGTACAATAAATGGCATCTAATGACCCTAGAATAGAGGAAATCTTCAAAGCCCTTGAGATAATCAAGGCAAAATTACCCAATGGAGAACTAGAAAGCATAAAAAGGTCAATCGAAAGTCTTAGCCAAGATCAAAAACTAATCAAAGAAGACCTCGACTATTTCAAAAAGAGATTATTCAATCCTGATGATGGTGTTATCGTTAGAATAAACAAAAATACCGATTCTCTACTTAGATTCGAGGAACAAATTGATGAAATTCCAGACATCAAAAATCGTGTTGATAATATGGAAAGATGGCAAAGTGGAGTAAACAAAGCACTTTGGTTTATATTCACTACTGTTGCCGGTCTAGTTATTGCATTCATATTTGCAATGGTAGCTGGAAAACCTTAAAAACATTGATTATGCTTAATGCGTTTCGATTACGAAATAACCTCGAATAACATAACCTACAACCCTGGAGATACTCTACTTGTAGACTTTTCGAATGCATTCTACTACATTAAACGAATTGACGATGTTCAATTTGACTTCAGTCCGTTAGAGACTGCAACCGAAGGGCATGACGTTTATATACGTTGGTCATATGACGTTGAACGTATAGATCGTGCTACCGGCAAACCTCACGTAGTTTGGTCAGCGTGGGAACAAATCACAGAAAATGGTTTGTTCATGGATAGTCTTAGATCTATCCTAGATAAAATTATTAGACCAAACAATCCCAATCCACATTTAATTTCCGATTCGTTCGATATCCAATTCAAATTGGTTAGAAGAGGAGTAGAAAGTGGAGCTCGTCGTATCAGTCGAGTTGTTATGAATTTCACTGAAGGTGTTATGCCTAAAGAGGTTGCCGAAAAGCCAATCACTCAAGGTGGATGTACCGCTAAGGCGTGTCCAACTACAAATTTCTCTTCTGGTATAACGATCCAATGCGATAAAAATTTATTTAGACCTTATGATGTGATGAATCCTGCAATCAAGATTTATCACGAAATGTCTTGTGCAGTTTCTGAAATGTTTGGTCATTGCGTTAGATATTTCAAGACTGAGGCTAAAATTGAATCAGCTGATGCGGTTCTTAAAGAGTATTCGCTATTCACCGTCAATGACGTTAAGGATATTAAAATACTCATACCAGACAACCAATTACCTGATAACGCTATTAAATTTATTCCATTTGATATGGACTTTGGCGATGGTATTGAATGTCATATTGTAAGGGAACATTTCGAAAGAGCTTTTGGACAGGATAACTTACCTGAACAAAAGGACTACATATACTTCCCTCTAATTGATCGTCTTTTCGAAGTTCATTCTGCTTATTTGTTTAGGGACTTTATGGCTACTGAGTCATACTACAAAGTTATGCTATACAAATGGCAAGATAAACTTAACGTTATGCGTGAAAATCCTGAGATCGATAAATATGTTAACGATCTTCATGAAAGTTTAGATGAAGTTCTCGGACCAGAAATCGAAAGAGAGTATACCGAAATCACCAAACCTCTACAATATCAAACTATTGCAATTGGTGGATTCGACCATGTTAGAAGTCACATACATGAAAAGCTCGTTATTGAAACTAAGGACCTCTCTAATTACTTTACGATAGTTGGAAAGTACTTCTACAATATGCCTATGAATATGACTAAAAACGATATAGCAGTTAAATATAAATTGGCTGTTAATCGAGGAGTAAATGATAACACTGGATTCACAATGTGGTTCAAACCTACTGGTTCATCTGGTTCTGATATTCTAATTGACGGTTACAATCCATCCGAAAGCAAAGGTATTGGAATAACTCTTGATTATGATTCAGGTATAACAAAATCGGTTTCAGTTGTTTCAAATACTCAAATGCTAAAATTTGATAGAAATTTCCCTCAACTAGATCCAACTCAATGGTATGCAATTGTAGTTAATCACATGAACGAATATAAACAAGTTTCCGTTCATATTTGGGGTATGAAATATGATTCAGCTAAACCTCCTACTGGACAACAACTAACAACCGACTTAAAACTTCTTTATACTCAAGTTGTAGATCTTGTACCTCAAGCAATCGAACCTACAAATACAGTTTGGATGTTGAGAGCTGGTAACACATTGATTACCAATATCCGTATTTGGAAAGAATCAATGGAAGAGGAAGTTCAACCAGTCACACTTAATCAATTTGTTGTAAGAGATCAAGATCAAGCTCTCGTTATTGATAACGCAATACCACCATTAAGAATGGTAAAAGAATACGTTCGATAATGATAAACATTCCTACATTTGAAGATTTTGTATTTGAAACTATACGAGCCGAAGAAGCTCATAGAGACGAAAATGCAATACAAACGGTTATTGATGGTAAACGTGATTTAGGTTTCATTGCAATAAAAGCTTCCACTATGAAAGCTGATACCTTTTGGGAATTAGTTAAAAAACATGGACTAAAAACTATGGAAGTCCCTGGCAATGAATACGAGGCTTATATTTATTACAAACCTAGTGCTGAACGTAAAGCTATTGAACTTAAAAAGATAGCGGTAAAGTACGGTGGATTCTTAGCTCACAACGCTACTAAAGCCGAGAGTATAAGGATTGGTCAACTGTTAGGTTATGATAAAAAAGACATCGACTGGTATATCAACAAGAACTATCGATAAAAATCCCTATCTATACTTTATGCGATAAATCACGAAAGGTTTATCGCATTTTCTTTTTGAAAATGAAACACACCGGGTCCACGGATCATATAACCATTACTTGGTTTCAAGGTAAAAGTAATACAGTTACACAAGGAAGTTGAGGTTTCGCCGAGGCCGCTCCGCCGGATAGAGATACATAATACTATAATACAAAGAATATGGATAAAAACAATGATCCCTTGAGAAAATCGATTGACGATCTTTTGAATGATGATAGTGCTAGCCTACCAGCATCTAATGGAGGAGGACTTCCAGCATTTCAATTGAATGAGCCTATTGACTATGATGAAATGAAAGTCTCGTCAATGAACAAGTCCAAGAAGATGATGAATTCGCTTTTGAAATTCTATCTTTCTCAAGATGTGATAGACAATAACGAATATATTCAAGCTAAAGCGAAGCTTGAAATGATGACTCTTTCTAATTTGATTCAGCAAATGCAGTATTCAGAAAGAGCAATTACAACTCTAATGCGAACCATCGATACAGGTGAAGTGACACCGCGTATGTTTGAGGTTCTAGCAGGTCTTCAAAAAACCATGTTAGATATTATGAAACATCAAACACTTCATATGATGGCAGCTGAAGAGAATATGAAAAAACTAAAACGAGATATTGATGTCTATGCCAATCCTACTGATGAGCAAAAGCCTAAATTGCAAAGTGGAGGAGGTAACGTAGTTAGAGGGACTAGAAATCTCATGAAAGAAATACAAGCAGAATTAGGCAATGAAGAACCAGAACCAGATCCAACCGATTTCGACTCAGACCAACAAACTGACCTCTAAGTCTGAAGAACCTCCTCCTGTAACATTCCGATGGAACGATAATAAAGATGAACTTGGAATGGAAGATGATTGGGAACCCGAAAATTTCAAAAATCTAAATGAAGAACAATCTGAATATATCGAACCGCTTTCTTAAGTTCGGTGAATATATTAAAATAGACAACAACACAAAAGAATACGACCCTAGACAAATAAAAAGCTTATTTGTTCTAGACGATTCGGTGTTTTTGACTTTTGATATGTGTCCAACTAATGAGATCGATCGAGATGTGATTGATTACCTCATAGAAAATCGCATACCAGCAACATTCTTCGTTAATGTTAGATGGTTTCTACAAAATAAAGACAAAGATGTTTCGTTTCTAAAAAATCCTCTCTTTACTATAGGTGGACATGGATACGATCACATCGACCCAATGAAACAATCAGAATCTGAGCAATTAGAAGATATTCGAACTTGTTTAGAATTTTGGAATGATTGGGATATGAAAATAAAATGGTACCGTGTTCCGCATGGACATCCAACCGAAGAAGTTCTAAATTTCTTCGATAAATTTGGACTAAAATGTGCATCATGGGAAGGACCAGTCTTTGATAAACAATCTAAGTACACAAAGTACGATCCAAATGAAGCAGCAAAAATTTATATCGAAAATAGCCTCAAATCTGGTGATATTTTGATTATGCATGCTAATGGTGAAGGGAAAAATACATTAGACTTATTAAAGATGGTCGTTAAAGAATGCCAAACAAAAGGTTTCAATTTTCGCCGCTTACCATAATATATGTTCAAAGTTAAAGAATACAAAGAAGAGAATAAAGACGAAGGTAAAGTAGTTTGGACGACTGACAAGGTTGAGAAATTGCTTGCCGCTATGGAAGAAGGTTATCAACCCTCTGAACACCCTTTTTATGAGAACGATCCAAATTACAAAAAGGGAAATATAGTATTCGAATACACCGATTGGGAATTTGAAGAACTTAAGCGTTGTGCTAAAGACATCATCCACTTTGCTAATAATTATTGCCAAGTGATGACCGATGATGGTTATCAGAAAATTACACTACGTCCATACCAAGAACGAGTTCTACGTTCATACCAAGATAATCGATGGAATATCTTCTTAGCACCTCGACAAGTAGGTAAGACTATTACATCATCAGTATTTTTGACATGGTTCTTACTATTTCACTTTGATAAAAACGTTCTTTTGATGTCCAATAAAGGTGCTACCACCAAGGAAATTATGGACAAAATCAAAGCTATCATGGAAGGACTTCCTTTCTTCCTCAAACCGGGAGTAGCTAAGAAAGATGTAATGACTATGATATACGATAATAGATGTCGAATCATAGGACAAAATACAACCAAGACTGGTGGTATCGGTTTTACGATTCACCTTCTATTCCTTGATGAGTTTGCTCACATCCCTACAAATATCAAGAAGCCATTCTACGAGAACGTATATCCTACACTATCTTCATCTAAAATTTCTCGAGTTATCATTACGTCAACACCAAACGGATTTGACTTATTCCATGATTTGTATCAAGGAGCAGTAGATGGAGCTAATGAATATACAGCACTTCGAGTGGATTGGTGGGAAGTTCCAGGTAGAGATGAAGCTTGGAAAGCCCGAGAGATAGCCAACCTGGGATCAGAGGAGGCCTTCAATCAACAATATGGATGTCAATTCTTAAATGCTTCTTCTCTCCTACTTACATCCGAACAAATACTCAGATTAGAAAAGAATCAAAGAGAATTTGCATTCCAGGAAATTGATGCTTTAGATGATTTGTGTATCGACTATTCTGCTCTAAAATGGTCAACCGATTTTGACTTAGTTGAAATAGACGATAACAAAACATATTTCACTTTTACAATTGACATTGCTGAAGGTATTGGTAGAGACTTTAGCATAATCA